CGCGGCTTGAAGTGCTCGGTATTCACGGACGCCGATGTTTGTCCGGTCGTCAGTGAGGCCGACGCGCTCATCGTAGGCAATGTTTCGCGCGTGGCCGTCGATGGTCACGTTGAATTCGCCCATGATGTCCATAAAAAAGGACGTGATCTTTTGACCTTTCAGCATACGTTTTGCGCCGTCGTAGTCCGGACGCGCCGCCAAGATATCCCACGCTTTCGCCTTCATCTTGTTATAGGTCGAGACCTTCACGGAATCGATGCCGTCACCACGCAAGAAAGCGTCTATTAGTGTCGCCGCGTTTGTCACGTTCCGAGACCATTTGTTATTCGGTGAAAGCGCGGCGATGACTGCCACCACAATATAGACCGCGATGCCATACTTGGCCGCGATATCATGCGCCGCCTTTTGCGCGTCGGAGTACCACAACAACCCTTCCGCATGCTGCGTTTCGTCGGCGTCACGGTAAACGCTGGTGATGTTGTGAATCATTCTTTCGTGATCAACTAGCGTGGCCTGCTTTGTCATGCGATTACCTCGCCGGTGTGAATCCAGACTGGCGCGTCGGTTTCAATCCATACGCGCGCACCACAAGAAAGCGGCTTGTCCGGTGAATAAACAACAAGCGATAGCCCGTCAATTTCTGCCGCATAAGTATAGTGATTACTTTTGCTGGTCTTAACAGTAATCGGCGGGTTATGTTCTTTATTCTTTTTGTTGGCGCGGATGACGTGCTGATTTATGTGTATACGTTTTTTCATCTGTTGTGTCCCTTCGTTAGAAAACGATGGGGCAAACACTAGGGCCGATATCCGCTATGGTCAAGCTGTTTTATTTGTTGTCCCTTTTCCCGCAACCAGCACGACGGACAACGCAAGCGGTCATTCTCTTTGGTCATGGCGGGTTGGCCGCAGTTATCACAAACATACTCACAGGATAGCGTCGTGCGTTTTGTCTTGGCGTTATTGCGTTTGTCATTTGTCAAAACTTTGGTAGCCACAGCGTCCCCTCGTTTGTCATGTGTGTCAGGCGGTTTGCCTCGTTTCGAATTGCGGTGTCAATCGGTTTGTCTTGCCAGTCTGCTTCGTCAATTAGCGTCCGCAGATTTGCCAGCTTGATTGTTACGCTTTCGAGGCGCGGGTCTTTGTCAAGCGACGGATACTTAGTCGGGCGATACATCGAACAAGTTTCCCTGATCCGGCTCGTCGATGTGTTCCCTGCGTTTGAATTCATCGTAGACATCAACAACAGTCTCGCCGTGCTTTGTCATCCACTCTTCGCGTGACATACACTCGGCATCCTGTTCCATTTCGATCAGCCAGTCTTTTACTTTACCCATCTCGTGTACCTACCTTTCGTTCGTAGCGTTCAACGTCTGCTATTGTGTGATCGATCTTTGTGTATATCTTGTCGAGATCATCCGACATGATTTCGATATCCTCCATCGCGTTCTTTGCTTGTGTCAAGATGGCACGTAGGCCCGTCGTCGTCGTTGCTTTAGCGCGGAACATCTCGCCACCAGCGTCACACTCTTGGCAGTCACCCATCACGCCGACAATATCCCCACCCCGTATCGGATCGGGTATAGCATCTTCGTACTCGACTTCACCGGAGCCACCACACACCCAGCAGTAGCATCGTTCTACGTTAGCCATCGCTCGTCTCCGGCAGTTCAACAAAGTGTGTTGTCTTTAGCTGACATAGCCTACGAGACAGTATGTCGTTTACCCGTTCCCATGCTTGTTTTTCAGAATCAGCATCCACGTCAATTGTCAGCTTGCCGCCAAAAGATATACAAGTTACTTCGATGTAGAACCGCTTAGTCATCGTCGTCACCCTCGCCGTGTTCCGCCAGAATCCAGTCGGCATAGTACATACTTCTGCCGTCATCGTCCAACTTTGGTACGAACTTGAATATGCGGTGCAATTCACACTCTAAATTCTCCAGATATTTAACATCTGACATCCATATATCACTACAGTCATGTACGGTCTGCAAAATATTTCTGAGTTTATTGTGTGAGTTCAGCAAGTCCATGCGTTGCGCCTGAGTTATCAGGTAGGGCTTGTCCATATCTAGCTTAGTCATCATCATTCTCCTTGTTGCGATACATAACTCATATCGATAAAAAGAAGGGGTGTCAAGCACAAAAAAGAACAGGGCCAGAAAAATCCAGCCCTGCTCTCCACACACACAACAACGAAAGTGCTTCCCTACGAGCTACCAACCTCGTAAGGAATACCCAGTTTTACCAAGATATGCCGGTGTCTGTCAAGCCACCTTTTGCACTCTTGTTCATTTTTTCCGACAAAAATTGTAACGAGACGCAGATAGTCTACAGCCTGTTTCTTCTTGACAAGTTCTTTGCTTGTTTCTCCGATTCGTACGGATGATACGGGAGCGACAACTTCCCACCGCCATCGATTGACAATCTCTATCTTCAGAGGTTTAGTTTTTAGGTTTGTTTTCATCGCGTCCTCCTACCCGCATACACAAAAGTTCCTGATTCATGGGCACATCATTCCAGAATAACTTGGTTGATGCGACGTAACATTCTGCCATCGTAGGATATTCAGCAACAGTTGTAACATGAAAATCTGATCTGTTAGCCGCTGTCACTATCAGGAGAACCCACACCACCGTCGTAGTCATCGTCGTCTAATGCCTCCAAGTAAATATCTATAGCCTCACGCATCAAGTCAGAGACAGCCACCTGTTCTCTGCTTGTCTTCTGCAAGCGTTCGGAGTGTGTAGCTAGTCTGTCGTATTGTTTTACCGACATCAGAAGAGTGTACGTCTTTGCCGGTTCATCGATCTTCGCTGGTCTTCCCATCACGAATATCCTTCTTAGCCTGTTTATCTTTTTCTTTGTTACGCTTGTCAGGTATAACTTGTTTACCAAACTTTCGTAACTGTTTAGCTATAGGGTTGATTCTATTAATCTTTTTCATAACAGGGTATTCCCTATAGGGTATTGTTCTTTGTGTGTAATTCATTTGTCAACTGGGGTCAAGCACATTTTTCGTGTTGACAACATTTATCATGTCGATTATTCCTGTGTCATGTCTCTTGACAAAAAGGAATACAACGATGAAATCACCAGCTTGGTTGATGGGGTATGTAGAGTCACTCGACTTTCCCTCGTTGACAAGATATCGGTCTGACTGCCCTGTTTGTGGAAAGAAGAACACATTTAGCGTAACTGACGATGGTATGCAACGCCTGTGGTATTGCTTCCATGCAGACTGCAATGTGTCTGGCCGCACGGGTATCACCCTGACAAAGGAACACGCCAGTCGATCCTTTCGTGGTACGCAGGCTCTGCCGCCTGCTTCCCGTACTAATAACACTTACGAGATACCTGACACATTTGTCAGTCTTTCCCGTAGCTTAGACGCTGAACTTTATGTGAAGCGTGTGCAGGCGTACGATGCGTATCTGTCTGGTAGGGCGGATATTCGATATGACTTCAAGCGTAACCGTGTTGTCTTTCTTGTGAAGGACGGCAATAAAGTCGTGGATGCGGCAGGGAGATCAATAGATGGTAGAACACCTAAATGGTATCGTTACTCTAGCAGCAAACACCCCTTCGTATGTGGCAGCGGAGCCACTGCTATTGTTCTGGAAGATTGTGCTAGTGCTTGCGCTGTTTCTCAGTCCACGGTAGGGGTAGCCCTCTTGGGCACTAATCTTCTTAGCGAACACATAGAAGTTTTGAAACAATATGACCGTGTGTTTATTGCGCTTGACAAAGATGCCACCGACAAGGCTATCACTATGGTACGTGCGCTGCACACCCACGTGCCGACAAAACTCATGGTTCTTCGAACCGATTTAAAAAACATGCAAAAGGACGAACGTGATGACTTCCTACGATCCTACATCGATAGATAAACAGTTACTGGGATTCTGTCTCAACTCTGAATTCTTCTCGAATGTGGCTAACACGGTGACACGTGAGATGTTCACCAAAGAGATGCGTGATGTGTTCGATGTGATATCCCACGCGCACACCACATACGAGAACGATATTACTGTCGGTGAACTGGCAATCCTGTTCAATGACCGCAATCCTGCTATGCCAGATTCCACACGTGAGCGGGCACAGGAACTCATCGCCACCCTAGAGCAGGGCAACCCACACAATATGGATATGCACCTCGACATGGTGCGTAACTTTTGGTTGCGTGACCGTGCCCGCATCATTGGCGAAAAAGCCATTGAGATATTCACGGGAGAGAGCGAGGACTTTGGTGAGTTACGGGCGATGGTCGAGTCTGTTGAGGATGGGCGCATGTCTGACCGCACCACCTATGAAGAGGTGACGGATAGTCTCGACGAACTGCTCGACGCAAACAGCGGAGAACCTGACTTCCCTTTTGAGTTTGGCCTGATCAGTGAGCGTGTGAGCGGCCTAGATCGGGGTAACTTGGGTATCATCTTTGCACGTCCGGAAGTAGGCAAGACGACGTTCTGCTGTTTTCTCGCCGCCTCGTATGTGCGGGCCGGACACAAGGTTGTCTATTGGGCAAACGAGGAGCCTGCTGAGAAGATCAAGCTACGTCTCATCCAGTCGTTTTTCAACATCACTCGTAAGGAACTCGACGACAACCGCGCCAAGTATACACCAATGTACGAGCGAGATGTGATGCCCCATCTCAAGGTGATGGCTGCTGTGGGCATGGGCGTCGAAGAAGCGGACGCATATGCAAAACTGAACAAGCCTGACATCATGTTTATGGATCAGCTTGACAAGTTTCGCATATCCGGCGAGTACAACCGTGGTGACGAGCGGCTCAAGGAGACGTATGTCCACGCCCGTGAGATAGCCAAGCGAAACAAGATGCTGGTGTGGGCTGTCAGTCAGGCGTCAAACGACGGACATGATCGTCAATTTATTGACTATAACATGATGGACAACTCGAAGACCGGCAAGGCGGGTGAGGCTGACATCATCATTGGTATCGGCAAGACAGGGGCGAGTGATGTTGAGAACATTGTGCGTCACATCTGCATATCAAAGAACAAGATCAACGGATGGCACGGCCCCATAAACGCACAGATAGATGTTCAGCGTGGGGTGTACTACTGATGAAGTGGGGGGAGGTAGGACCTGATGGTAGAGTATCTCTGGGATATCGGAGTGAAAAGCGGAAGGACGGCACCGTCTATAAACAAGTAAGGTGGACTTCGAAAGAAGCTTTTGAGCGGCGTAGACTTAGGGTTAATCGTAGGAACTCAATCCGAATGAAGCGGAGAAGACGCTGGCTAACTAGGTATAAACTCCACAGGGGCTGTGAGAGATGCGGATACAACGCACACGGTTGTGCATTACATTTTGATCACATTGATCCCTCTAAAAAGAAAGATCAGGTATCTCTGATTATAAAGGGTACGATAAAGAATCTCATACAAGAAGTGAGAAAGTGTAGAGTTCTATGCGCTAACTGTCATGCAGTAAAGACACATGAGGATAGACAAAAGGTATAAGGGAACATGAGCAACCACCAAAATGAAGAAGCACTTGAACGCCTCTACGACGAGGAGTACGTTCGCGTACGTAAGCGTTGGCCTATGCTGTCAGAGGAACACACAGAGAAGTTTGCTGAATACTTTGCGCGGAAACGGATTGAAGAGGAATCGGAATGAACGTCTTGACGTTTGATGTGGAGACAACCCACACGGGCAAGCCGAATGGTGGCACGACTGCGTTGCCCTACTTTGGCAACCGCCTCGTGTCGATAGGTTACAAGTGGCTGGGTGAGGACAATGTGTTCTACCACTGCTACTACCACGAGACTGAGCCGCCCACACCCAACGCAATGCACAGTTTTCAGACTGCCCTATACTGCGCTGATGTGGTCTTGGGACAAAACATCAAGTTTGACCTGCAGTGGATTCGTGACTGTGGGTTCATATACAAGGGAGATATCTATGATACTATGGTTGCAGAGTATGTTCTATCGAAAGCGAGACGATGGCCTCTCGGACTTGCTGCTCTTGCAAAAAAGTATGACACGGTGCAAAAGGAGAAAGACCTTGTTAAACCGTATCTGGACGAGGGTAAGACGTTCTATGAAATACCGTGGGAGATTGTGAGAGAGTATGGCATTGCTGATGTCATAAGCACAGAGCAGGTGGCTCTGAAACAACTGGATGCCTTTGGCACTACATTCGAGGAACTATACAATGACAAACAATTTACTGCCCACCCTGCGCCTGTCCTTTGAGATGGCTGACACGCTATCCCGTATCGAACGCAATGGCTTACGGATTAACCTAGACACACTCGAACAGATAGAGAGACAGTATCAGGATGAACTCGACGCACTCGAACTGCGCCTCAACGACATGGCGCGTGAGGCTATGGGTGACACACCTATCAGCCTGACCAGTCCTGACGACAGGTCTATGCTTCTCTATTCCCGCAAGGTAAAAGACAAGAAGATGTGGTCACAGATGTTCAACTTGGGTATGGAACAGCGAGGTGCCACAATGAAGCCCAAGCAGCGCACTCGTATGTCGGGCAAGGACTTTCGCCTAGCTGTACGCAACAACACTGATGTCGTATACAGAACAATCGGTGAGCAGTGCCGTACCTGCGTTGGATTCGGAAAAGTCCGCCCTGTGCGTAAGGATGGTACACCAAGCAAGGCTCTGCGTATCTGCAAGACATGTGGCGGCAAGGGTGTCCTCTATCGTCCTACAAACGAAGTTGCAGGATTTAAGATGGTACCACGCAACGTGCGTGACGTGGCGGCTGCAGGGTTCAAGACTGACAAGGACACACTGGCTGAACGCGAACTGGAACTGTCGGGTCCGGCCCGTGAGTTTGCATCTGCGTATGTGCGATACAATGCACTGCGTATGTACTTGGGCACCTTTGTAGAAGGAATGAAAAACAATGTCGATGACTACGGAATCATACATCCGGAATTTATGCAGTGTGTTACGGCGACGGGTCGCCTTTCGTCTCGTAACCCGAACTTTCAGAATATGCCACGTGGTAATACCTTCGAAATACGCAAGGTTGTCGAGAGCCGCTTTGAGAACGGCAAGATCATTGAGGGCGACTATTCGCAACTCGAATTCAGAGTCGCAGGATTTCTAGCCCAAGATGAGCAGGCATACGTGGATGTAAGAGACGGTACAGATGTTCACAGCTATACTGCGGGTGTGATAGGGTGTTCACGACAGGAAGCGAAGGCTCACACGTTCAAGCCACTCTACGGCGGAACCACGGGCACAGAGGCCCAACAACGCTACTACAGAGCCTTCAAGGAAAAGTATGGGGGAGTAGCTCTCTGGCATGAAGACCTGCAGCGAGAGGCCGTTGAGCGGCGAGTAATCACCCTTCCGTCCGGCAGGCAATATGCTTTTCCGGATGCGCGGTGGACAAAGTACGGTACGGCGACACACCGGACAAACATATGCAACTATCCGGTGCAGGGATTTGCAACTGCAGACCTCTTGCCTGCTGCTCTCGTTCGCCTCGACAGCCTATTCATAAAAAACAAATTGCAGTCTGTGATATGCAACACAGTCCACGACTCTATCGTAATCGACTGTCATCCGGATGAAAAGATCATTTGTGTCAAGCTGATGCGTGAGGCTATGCTGGCACTGCCTGAAGAGACGATACGACGCTATGGTGTCGAGTATGACATGCCCGTCGAGATTGAGATAAAAATGGGCGATAACTGGCTTGACTTACACGTCGTAGAGTAGTAGTATCTATCTACCAACCCCATAACGTAAAGGAGATCGAAGGATCATGTTAGGGACAGAACTAATGGAAATGGACAATGACCTTGATAATATCGTAGCGGCTATGTCGAGCGATAACGTCGAGGAGATGATGAAACTCACTGGACAGGGTAGCGGCACCACTGAGAAGGTTGGGCTTCCTCGTCTGAACATCAACTACGATCAGGAGACGGATGACGGTCAGAGCCTCACACGGGGCGACTGGAAGATGTTTCTCAATGGTCAGTACATCTTTGCGAAAGAAGTGAAGCTTCGAGCGTTGCTGCGTACCTATGAGTATTCGATGTGGGACTCTGAGGCAAACGAGGGCAAGGGTGGCTTCTCATGCAAGTCAGTGCAGAAGACCTCGTTTGGTGGCGGCTTCCCCGATACTCAAGGGACCAACAAGTGTGGTCGCCTCACTCGTGAGGAAGAGGATGCACTCGACAAGGATGACGTGCGTTACCTGACTTCTCGTGCCGTCGTGTGTAATCAGGTTATCTATGGACGCATCAGTGGATCGTTCCACTCTGCGGATGGTACGCCTGTCGAGGTAACCGACGAGCCGGTGATTGCTTACTTTAAGCGGTCAGGGTTCAGGCCTATCGCAGACTTCATTGAAGGCTTGACCAAGCAAAGCAAGCTGATGGCGCAGACAAACATCTTGCTGCGTACGAACCGTCAGAAGAAGGGCAGCGTGACCTACTGGACGCCTATGCCTACGTTCGATAGCACAGTGGCTATTTCGGACGACGATAAGGAACTGTTGGGGACTTTCGCAGAAACTGTAAAGGGCCACAACGAAAACGTAATGAATGGACGCAGGGAAGCATCTAAGCTGATGTCAGACGATAGCGATATCGATCTGGCTGCGGATTTCAAAGATGCTGACGCTGCTTAACATTCAAGACTATATGTCTAAGGCTCTGCGGGGGGAGACTAGCGTTTCCCCCGCAGGCATTTCTGAATTCGTTAAAGAAACACAACACTCCGTAGAAAGACAACTCACCGAAAAGCGTGGCGAATATCGCATACGCATGTCCGGTTTAGGTCGCCCCCTCTGCCAGCAAGTCCTAGAGAAGAAGGGCATCAAGGAATCGATGCAGTACAATACGCTGTTTCGATTTATCTTCGGCGACATCACAGAGGCTATCCTCATGCTTGTCATGCGAGAGGCAGGTGTGGACATAGTGGATGCCCAGCGACAGGTCGAACTGAAGCTGGGTGATCATACAATCAGGGGCACCCTCGACGTAATCATACGGGACGAAACAGGCACAGAGAAGGTCTGGGATATCAAGTCGGCAAGCGACTGGGCGTTCAAGAACAAGTTCACTGGGTTCGGTGGATACGACGGCCTCAAGGAAGACGATCCTTTTGGGTACGTCATGCAGGGCTATTTGTATTCTGCAGCTACAGGTATGCCGTTTGGTGGCTGGATCGTAGTCAACAAGTCGAGTGGCGAGGTGGCTATGGTTGAAGCCCCTGAGTGGCAGGACGAAGACCGTGCCAGATATTTGGCGGACGCTGTAGAGCGTGTCAAATTCTTGACGAATCCAGATGTCAAGGAATTTAAGCCATATCCTGATGAGTTTGAAACATATCGGCGTAAGGGTGAGACTCTGCGTACCGGCAACAAGGTCTTGTCGAAGGAGTGTAACCTCTGTGGTTTTCGGCATCACTGCTGGCCGAAAGCAGAACTGCATCCTCGTGTGACATCACAGGCTAAGTCGCCACCACAAGTGTGGTACACAAGGCTGAAGACAAAGGAACTGTGACATGCCGTATCTCTTCGTAAGAGACTACGAAGTGGAACTGATGGAGATGAATAAAGACCTCCACCATGTCTACGTAGAGTCTCACGGCGGTAGTGGAGGTGAGCGTAAGCTTGTTCGTTTGCGTTTGAACGAGCGAAGCTTGCCACTCACGCTACGCGACAATTACAACGAACTGGGAACACTTACATCCAACACCGAAAAGCGTGACATCACCACCCTTGAATCTGAAATGCAGAAGATAGGAAGAGCATCACACTCAGGAGTTATTGTATGCGTCCCACTGAGCCGTTTGACAAACGAACTCTCTATAATAGAAAAACTTTCCCCAAGAGTGGCAGGCTACGTGATACAAAGAATGGGATCGATAGGAATGCAACTATGAAGCGCGGCAATCGTAAGGCAGGCTTTCGATCCAACTTCGAATTAGATATAGCTAAAAAACTTAGCGGTAAAAAAATTCCGTACGAATATGAGAAGATGAAGCTTACGTATGTGCCCAAGCCGCGTACGTACACGCCGGACTTTCATCTTACAAAGCACGATATAATTGTCGAGGCAAAAGGATACTTCGACAAGGGTGACAGGATAAAAATGCAGTTGATCAAGGAGCAGCATCCTGATCTGGATATCCGAATTGTATTCCTAAATGCACGTAATAAGATTTACAAAGGTAGTAAGACCACGTATGGTGCGTGGGCTGAAAAGAATGGATTTAAGTGGGCAGAGGGTTCGATCCCAGAGGAGTGGTTAAAAGATGACAACGATTGATGAGGGAGAGTTTGAAAAAGCAACTCTGATGCCGAACAGGTGGTACATCATACTGCGTAAGATTGACGAGGAAAGCTTCTCTATATCTGCGTACGATACCACAACGGAAGAGGATGAAGAATTCTACGAGGCTGGTACAGTCGTAACGAATGGTATCATGGAACTCTTGGAGTCTGACTTCGATAGAGTCATGGAAGCAGGCTTGGCACGTCTGGCATTCTTGAATGTCAAAGAAAAGATGGAAGAAGATGTGGGTGTCCCCGCTGTCAAGCATGAAGACGGAACAAACATAGTCAAGATAGATTTTGGTAAGACGCAATGATCAAAGAGAACTGGAATATAAACAATTACCAGATGCAAGCCCGTGAGTTTGCCATCTATCCAGAACGTATGAAGATCGTGTATCCTGCTCTAGGCCTTGCAGGTGAAGCTGGCGAGGTTGCCGACAAGGTGAAGAAAATCTACCGCGACGGACGCGACGACGCCCAGTTCAAGGGAGAGATAGCTAAAGAGATAGGAGATGTTCTGTGGTACTGTGCGGCCCTCGCAGATGATCTGGGCTTT